GGATTTCACATAGAATGTGAAGCTGTAGCACTGGGTATCAATCCGTCTAATAATCTTCCCAATATCTTTAGATTTATTGCCGAGACGCTGAAGAGCAACTTAAATCTCAAGTGCCTAGACTTCAGCGTTTATGATCCAAGAAGAATGTGGCGACTTCCTGGTAGCAAGCATCAAAGTACTGGCCTATATAAAACTCTTTTGCCAAAAGATATATTATATTCCGAAAAGGATGACCTTATAACTTATTGCTCAGTAGAAAGAGATAATACAGTTAAAGAGCAGCAGTTCAATGCAAAAGCAAATGAGTGGTTTCGCAACTTTACATATGAGCTAGAGATAGAAAAAGAAAGATCTAAAAATTTCATAGAATACTTTAGCAAACATGGCTCATCCGCTTTTAAAGATATTGAGCAAAAGGATAAGGTATTTACTCCTAAAAAGTTATTAGAAAGCTGTTCTGCAATTAAAAGATTATGGCAACAAGCTATCGATAATAAATTTTTAGAGCATGAGGCAAGACTATTTTTGTGTTCTATACTTACTTATACACCAGAATCAATAGAGTTTTTGCACGGGATTCTTAGCAATTGTGATGACTATAATGTAGAAAAAACAAATAGTCACATCAATGATTGGGTTAAGAGAAGACAGTTAGGAATTGGCGGTAGACCGTACACATGTGAAAGAGCTAATTCCGTTGGTGTTGGTTGCGGAGAATGTTCTTTAGAAAAAAAGAATAGATGGGTTCAAGTTGGGGATAAATTTGTTGAAACCGATGAACCATCCTCTCCATCTCCAGTAAGATTTGCGTATATCTCACAATCTAAAGGAGGTGAAAATGTCAAATATTCAAAATCCAGATGATGTTATTGGCGTTTGTTCAGAATGTAAGTCTGATCAACCAGAAAGATATATGATCAATAGCCCATTCGCCCAAGAAGGTAAGCCAGTACCATGCAAGTATTGTGGTGGAATTGTTATAATAACTTATAGAGAAACAAGAGACCGTGCTCTAGATGATTCAGATAAAGGTAGAGGAATTTAGTGAAAAACTGGACTAACCTGCACAACCATACCATTTTTTCTATGCTAGATGGCCATGGAAGAGTTGAAGAGTATTTAGAAAGAGCTAAGTCTTTGGGCATGAGAGGACTTGCTACTACTGATCACGGCAATATACACTCGTGGCTAGACTTCTATGATGCAGGAAAAGCTGTTGGAGTAAAACCAATTTTAGGTTCTGAATTCTATCAAGCTAGAAAAACTAGATTTGATAAGGACGAAGAAGAAAGATCTGGTCCAGCAAAAAATGAGTGGGAACAAAGAGGACCATATCATATAACAATATTGGCTAAAAATAATATTGGCTATAACAATATAATTAAGATGTCCTCAAGATCATACCTTGAAGGTTATTATGTAAAGCCACGAATAGATCATGATTTAATATCTGAACATAGTGACGGCATCATTGTCCTTTCTGGTTGTCTTAATGGAGAAATTTCTCAAGCTCTTTTAAGAGATGATTTTTCTTTCGCATTGAAGTCTGCTCAAAAGATGCAAGACATTGTTGGAAGAGAAAACTATTTTATAGAAATTCAAAACCATGGTTTGTCAGAACAGCAAAAAATTACAAATCAGCTAATTGAAATAGCAGATAAAATTGGGGCTAAAATAGTTCCAACCGGTGACTGTCACTACGTGCATCAGCATGACGCTAGAGCTCATGACATAATGTTATGCGTTGCAACTAATGCAACGATAGATACTCCAAATAGATTCTCGTTTAGTGGAGAAGAATTCTATTTGCAGTCATATGATGAAATGAATAGTAGATTTAGCCATGAGTGGTTAAAAAATACTATGGATATATGTGACATGGTAGATGTAGATTTATCTTTTGGCAATATATATTTTCCTAATTTTCCAATACCAACACAAGAGCCATCTGTAGATTATTTTGAAAGACTTGCTTGGCAGGGTCTAAAGGAAAGATATGGTGACCCACTTCCTCAGCATATTATAGATAGAGCTATTTACGAAATAAGAGTCGTAAAAGAAATGGGCTTTCCCGAATACTTCCTAGTAGTCTCTGACTTGGTTAATTGGGCTAAAAATAATGACATTAGAGTTGGATGGGGAAGAGGTTCAGCCGCAGGAAGCGTATTATCATACGCATTTAATATTACTAATCTAGACCCAATTAAGTTTGGTCTAATGTTTGAGCGATTCCTAGTAGAAGGTCGTAAGTCAATGCCGGATATTGACTTAGACTTTGACGATAGACATAGAGACAAGGTTATTGAGTACGCAAGAAACAAGTATGGACATGATCATGTTGCACATATTTGTACATTCAACAAAACTGGCGCACGACAATCAATCAGAGATGCAGCAAGAGCCCTTGGTTATGATTTTTCTGGTGGAGATTCTGTAGCAAAACTAGTGCCTCCACCAGTTCTGGGTGTATCAAAAACCTTAACTGAATGTATGGACGTTGCGGAATTTAAATCTCTTTATGAAAAGGATAATAACGCAAAAGAAATAGTCGACGCTGCGTTTGGACTAGAGGGTTTGGTTAGACAGACTGGCATGCACGCTGCTGGAATTGTTATATCAAGAGACGCTCTAATAGAATACCTTCCTATTATGCAAAAGGGTGTAGACAATCCAATTATTACTCAGTGGGACATGGGTAGAGTTGAGCAATGCGGCCTATTAAAAATAGATTTCCTAGGATTAAGAAATCTAGGAGTAATTGATTCCTGTATTAAGTTAGTAAAAAAACACAGAGGTATAGACATAGATGTCAATGACATACCTATTACTGATGAGAAGACTTACGAAGAACTGTGTAAAGGAAATAGTGCTGGAGTATTCCAATTGGAATCTTCTGGCATGCGTCAATTGATGACGCAGCTTCAGCCAAAAAATATCCAAGACATTATGGCATTGATTTCTCTATACAGACCTGGTCCGATGGGATCTGGTATGGACAAAGAATATATTGACCGCAAACATGGTAGAAGTACCGTTAGGTATGAGCACCCTAAATTGGAAAAAGTACTCTCTCCATCCCTAGGAATCATGCTATATCAAGAGGATGTTCTTGGAGTAGCAAGAGAACTAGCTGGATTTACATCTGCTGAAGCTGATGATCTACGTAAGGTTATTGGTAAAAAGCTAATGGACAAAATAGCTAGCATGCGCAGTAAGTTTGTTGATGGCTGTGTTAAGTATTCTGAAATAGATGAACGTTTAGCGAACAAAATATTCTCTGATATTGAGTATTTCGGTGGATACGGATTTAACAGAGCACACGCCGCCAGCTACGCAATGATTAGTTATATTACCGCATACCTAAAGACGAATTATACAGTTGAATATATGGCAGCATTAATGTCTTCTGTAGTAGGAAATAAAGATAAGCAGTCTTTGTATCTAGCTGATTGTAGAAAGATGGGGGTAAATGTTCTGCCACCATCAATTAACTATTCGGGAATAGACTTTGAAGTTATTGATGATAATAAAATTATATTTGGACTATCAGCAATAAGTGGAATCGGTGATTCTATAGCTGAAAACATAGTTCAAGCTAGAGATAAAGAAAAACCATATTTAAATATATATGACTTCTTTAGAAGATGCGATCCAATTACTTTGAAAAAAAGCACAATAGAACACCTTGCCGCAGCCGGTGCCCTAGATGAGCTTTTCAGTAATTTTGAAGATATAGAATTAAACAGAATACAAGAAATTTCTATCTTAGAAAAAGAAAAAGAAGAACTTGGGATTTATGTTACAGATCATCCAGTTAATGGTGTTTGGGATATTCTATCTAAAAAAATTACGTGTGAGATAATTCAACTTTCAGAAATTCCAAGTGGTTCAAATGTTAAAGTTGGAGGAATAGTCACAGATATAAAGTCCCTTGTAACAAAGAAGGGGGCTAAAATGTACAAACTAATATTAGAAGACATCTCTTCTGATGTAGAGATAATAATATTTCCAAATTCAGCCAAGGCTTTATCTGAGTCATCAATAAAAAAGGGTGACATATTAATAATATCCGGCTCAATAAATAGGGAAAGTGAAGAAGAAAATTTAATTACAAAAATATTCTTCAACTCATATGAGACGGTAGACTCTAGGTTATTCTCTAGCGGTAAGGCAATGGTCTTTACTGTTAATCGAAATATTAGTCCATCAACTATATCTAAAATATATGATATAATAGAATCATCTAAAGGTGACAAGCCTGTATACATAGAAATGCAGGATGGGTCTCATAAATATATTTATAAATTTAACAAAAATACTAGTCTAAAAACTAAAAACATTATAGAAAATATACTAAAAATGGAGGATATCAATGTCTAGTGTAGGGCCAACTATAAACCCAGTTCAGAAATGGTGCTGGACTTTTTGTGCATCTTGCAATAGATGTCAAGACAAAGGCAGATACACAAAGTGTAATGATTGTAGTGGAAGATACGATCCAGACTTAAAAATTGCGGTTGACAACGATGATTTCTGCGACTGCAAAAATGGCGTACTACGCTGGAAAACTCAGCAAGGAAAACTAGTCATGACAAGATTTAAGTCTAATCCATTTAAGGGTCAAGTTAAATACGAAAGAAAAACAGAAGACGAAAGAGACTGGGACGCATATGTAAAAGACATGCGAGAAAAATTAGACGACCCAAACTGGAACCCAATTACTATATACGAGGAGTGAATATGTCATTACCAGCAGTTGTTCAAAAAGGAAATATAAAGCTAACAGAGTATTCTGATTCAACATATAATTATGAAGATAAACTATTTATTCAGTGTACATGTGTTGGGTTTTATTTAACGCAAAAAGATTTAAAAGATCTACATACAGTTGTAAGTTACTATTTAAACGCAGAGGATTATTCTGAGGTAGAAGTAACCGTAGGAGGTGAACATGTGGCCCTATGAAGAAAGTGATCATATGGAGATTGGCGAAACTGGCTGGATCCCAACTAAAAACGGATGCTTCGTTAACATGCACACTAAGCATACTATGGACGAAATGGGCAGAGAATTTGATGAGAATGGAAATCTTATATACGATCCATTAGAAGATGATTGAGGAATATTTTGAGTGTAGTTTTAATTAAAAATTATAATAATCTTACAGATTTAGAAAAATTAGCTTTAGTAGATTTTTCATACTCTAGAATAGACACATATAATCAGTGTCCAGCTAAATACTTTTATTCATATATATTAAAGGAGCCTAGACAGTTTAACGCTCCAGCCGTTCTCGGCAATATAGTGCACGCTGTATTAGAAAATATATTAGATAATGATAAGGTTTTAGATTTATCTGAATTAAAAGATGAGTATGACAAAAACATTCCTATTTGGGATCCGAATAGTTTAATACCATCTGACCTTATTTCGGTTGGTTCTGTAATTATAGATGAGTTCTATGATCAACATTCCGATAAGGAATTTCATATCTATGAAAAAGAAATGGCTTTCGATTTTATTATTGGAGTTTATAGAATCATAGGCTTCATAGATAGAGTAGATATTATAGGTGATCGTGTAAATATAACTGATTACAAAACTGGCAAATGGGAAGTCTCAGCAAAAGAGGTTCCAAACAATTTACAGCTAGGGATATATGCACTAGCGATGCACAATATATTTCCAGAAAAAGAAATATACGCAGAGCTTTATTATCTAAGATCAGGTAGAAAGAAGGGTCATCTTTTTTCTAAAGACGATATAGATAATGTAAAGACTAAGCTAATTAGTTCAATTAATAATATTATTGAAGACAAAAACTTCCTGCCAACCTCAAATGTCAGAGCATGTAGCTATTGTGATCACGCAGCTTCTGGCGCTTGTGGAACAGGTGTTTTTAGAAATAAGAACAATAGTTTTAGATAAAGAAAAAGGACCGGTTTCCCGGTCCAATTTCTTTAAGTATCAGTAGAAAGAATCAGAAATTCTGAACTGGATTCTTTTCGGCAGAAAGCCAAAGATCAAAATCCTCGAACTCAGTAACCATCTTAACCGCTGTTCCATGGTCAAAGCCAAGATTAGAGGTTAGATCGTCAATGATCTCTTCGTTGATGTTCTGATTGATGCTATTGATTATTGTTGTTAGTGTGTTCATGTCTTCTATTATACTGCCTTCCGTGTCTACTCACAACCTTTGTTGTGAATTTTCTTTTTTTTATTTTTTGGTGTATAATAAGATAATATATTTTTCAGGTATAAAGGATATCACAATGGAAGCACATGTTGTCAAGCCAGAAGACTTTTTTTTGGAAAAATCTTCTTTGAAAAAACATCCAAACTTAAACAATATAAGAAATAAAAGTATTGAAAAAGAGATATTGGAAAACGACGCCATAATAGTCAGGAAAAAGGGTAACGCCTATCAATACACAAAAACTGGATACAGAGAAGACATTAAGATGAATGTTAGATCTAGTTGGGAAGCTAATTTTGTAAGAATATTAAATATCTACAAAATAGATTTTCAATTTGAGCCTACAGTTTTTTCTTTCCCAGTTAAAAGGGGAACAAAAGGTTACACTCCAGATTTTTTATTATCCAGAAACAATTTATGGATTGAAATTAAAGGTTATTTAGACGATAAAAGTAAGATAAAATTAAAAAGATTTAAAAGATATTACCCCGAGGAGTTTAAGAACCTAACATGCGTCATAAGCAAATATTCAAATGACGCTAAAAATTTTATGAAAGAAATAGAAGTACCATTTATAGTTTATTACGAAGACATAAGAGATTATTACAGTAGCTATATAGTTAACTGGGAAGGAAAGAGATGAGTAGTTATAAAGAGCAGTATTACGCACTAGAAGAAGAGGAAATGCAGAGGCTAATAGCTGAAACTAAAAAAGGTATTAGATCTTCTCAAGAAGAGATACTAAAAGTTTTTAGCAACTTTCTTACAAAATATATTTCTTTATTGTATTATGGAAAATATAACCTTTCCGACTATGACATAAGAAGGTTTATATCTTTATTTATTAAAGATCCTTTTGTGAGATTCTCGCTGATGAAAAACAAAGTAAATAACAATACAATGAAGGCCGTAAATGAAACTATGCGTGGCATACATTATATGACAAAGAGATATGGAGACGAAGAAGACATCAGGCAAACAGTCCATATGACATTCTTTCAGTGCATAAATAGATATGAAAGAAAAGATTCCGCTAAAGGGCCAATACCATTTAGTGGATTTTTGTACAGTTACTTTTTTTATTTACTAAAAAAGAATGTTGATACATTTTTAATAGATCAGTTGGGAAGAAAAACATTCCCACTTTTAGATGATGAAGCAACAAATGATGAAAGTGACGAGGATTATGTGGTAGGATTTAAGGCAGATCCAATAGAAATCAGCATGGAGCAAATGTTAGCGACTAATAAAATAGATCAGTTTTGGGTTCTTGGTGAAAAAACTCAATCACCATTTGATCAATTGACAGTTCAAGAAAGGCAGTTGCTAAAGTGGAGATACGTAGACGGAAAAAGATCCAGTCAAATATCTCAAACAATTAATGAGCATCCAAATACAATCAGAGAACATTTAACAAAGATTAAAGAAAAGGTAAAAAACATTATAAAAGAAGAGGATATAGAAGAATATTCTTTTTTGTTTAAAATGGAGAACAAATGATAGATCAGTCATTCTATAAACTGCAAGAACTTCTGAAAGACTTTCTTGGACCACAAATTCAAGAGGTGCTAGACGCATATGCAGACATGGAATCTAACTACAAATATTTTATAGAAATACCAGAAACCGATGTTATCGACTTGGGTATAGACAAGATAGCATCTCTAGTTGCCAGATCATCCAACGTTTATGGTAGAGCTTCTAGATTTGCTGGTATGGCAAGAGCCCAATATAAAATACTTGAAGCACGATATAAAAAAGTGTACAAGTATAATATGGTAGGAAAAAACGACGCAGAGCGAGAAGCAAACGCTATGAAAGCTGCAGAAGACGAATACTTGGCTTGGACGACTTGTGATGCAGTAGTAAGCCTTGCGGAGTCTATGGAGTCTGCTGCAAGAATAGCATCTGAATCTGCCAGAAAATTAATGGATAAGGTGCAGTCGATGCAGATAGCTGCCCTACGTGAAGATAAGGGTTCTTATCTTGATTCAGATTTCAGTACATATTAAAAAGGATATTATATGTTTATAGGTTACTATAAAAGTGTTAGTTCTTCTAAAGAATTCTATTCTAAAAAAAGAGAAGATCTAAATTTCCCAATGCAAGTTGAATATAAGGGAAATAGATATCTGTTAACTAAAACTATACAGGTATCGCCTAGAAATGAAGAACTTCTTAAAGAAGCGGCTGAAAAATTTGGAATAGAATATGACGTTAGAATTGACCAAGACACCATCTGATGAAGCAAAAGAGTATATAGAAAAATGGCTCTTTAATATTTTTGAACAGGATAGAGAACTCTATTCTAGACAAGAAATAGAAGACATGTTGCTAGATATATATTCTTTACTAAATAATAAATAACAGATTGGTATTACATACATGAATATAGAAGTTTTTTGTGATGGAGCTTCAAGAGGACAAGGTCAAAAAAAGTTTGGAGAGGCAGCTTGTTCTGCTGTCGTCTATAAAAATAGAAAAAAGATAGCACAATTTGCTAGAGGCTTAGGCCCTAGAACTAATAATGAAGCAGAGTATGAAGCTGTAATAGCCGGCCTCCTGATTTGTTCAATGGCAGATCTTGCTGATCCAATTATATATACTGATTCAGCTGTTGTAGCTAATCAGGTAAACGGTAAATGGAAGTGCAAAAATCCTACACTGATGCCGCTATTGATGACAATAGAAGAAATAAAAGATGAATTTAATTTCAGAGTTGTTCAAGTTAAGAGATCTTTCGTTTGGGAACCAGACGCATTGGCAAATGCATTTTTAGATGAATTAGAGCTAAGAAAAGAATACATGAACAAGAGTTAGATGATATAATAGTTGTCATGATTGATAAGAAAAAATTCTACCCAGATTACCCAATTATATTGGGATTAGCAGGGAAAGCTGCAACAGGTAAAACATCTGTTGCTGAAAGCATAGTTCCGAAAGCTCAAATCAATAAACCAGTTACGGATAATATTGCATGGGATCATATATTCTTTGCACTACCTTTATATGAACTGGCATCAATAAGAAAGAATAGCCTTGGGCAAAGACAAAAAGATAGACAATTATTTTCTATACATGAAGTAGTATATGATATTTATGGCAGAAATGCACTTGGCGCAATACCTTCATATGATGATTTTTGCAAATTAGTTAAGGATATATATAATCTTCCAATTGAGCCAGAAGGAATAAAGCCAAGATCTTTTCTCCAAAAAGCTGGGGATCTCTGCAGAGAGTATGACCCTCAGTGTTTTGCTAGATGGGCAATAATAAAAACATCACAAATGTTTCGTGAGTATATGTCAACGCAAGAATATTCAGAAAACGAAACACCATTGTGTATTATAGTTTCTGACGTAAGATTTGAAAATGAAGCAGCCATGATAGCCAAGCAGCCAAATGGTATAGTTGTATGCTACGAAGCTTCTGACGAGGTTAGGTCAGAAAGAATGATGAAACGAGATGGTAGATTAATGACAGCAGAGCAGTCAAATCATAAGTCTGAATTAGAAATGGACTTGGTAAAAAACTATTGTTCTGCTATAATTAATACTGATGGACTTTCTATCGAAGAACAAACTAAAGAAACAATAAAATTCATACAATCATTTACAGACGTATATGCCTAAAATATCAAAAACAGCAATGGAGCAATCAATAGATTCTCCTTTAGATCAGGTGGTGAACCTTTTGAGCAATGAAATTACGCTAGCAAGTTCTCCCATAGTAATATGTGGGGTAAATAGAAAAATCAATATTGGAAACTTTGAAAATATTGATGTCTATGCGGGAGTAACAATCCCATTACATGGAGTTTCTTTTGAGGATAAAGAAGCCTTAAAGACTGCAGTAGAAGAAGCTGTAGCCTACGGTTTTTCACTAGCTTCAAAAGAAACGGGTGAGCGATACATGCTCATTAAAGATTCACAACAAGGCAAATGAGAGGTTATAATGATTAAGTTTATTAAGAAACTTCTTAAGAAGAAAGAGAATCCAGTTAATTTTATTGGGAAAACAGAAAATATTGTTACACCTGTTAAAAATTCTGATTTTCTTCCTCCTAAAGAGGCACCAAAAGTTCAGTCAGTTCCAAAAGCTGCAGAGCAGAAAAAGCCAGTTCAGCCAAAAAAGACTGACGGTGTACAAGCTAAAAAGTCACAGGCTTCAAAAAAGCCCGGAAGACCAAAGGGTCAAGGTACTAAAGCTAAATCAGATAAAAAGTAACATCGCTTTTTTCAAATAAGACACTGGTTATATAGTGATGAAATGTTACTATATATCCAGTGTCTTTTTTTTATAAGGAGTTTTCATGAAGGACAAAGGTTGGGGTTCTAAAACATCTTCAGATAAGAGTTATCGTAACTTATTGAAGAATTCTGTAATGAATGTTATTGATTTGAAAAAAAGTGGTGGACATATTTCCAGTCGTTGGACAAAAAATAAGAGCAAATAATGGCTTCCAAAAAGAAATCATCTTATCAAAAAAAGATTAAGTCTGTTATGGGAGAATTTGGCAGGGGCACTCTTCATTCAGGAAAGGGTGGGCCAGTAGTAAAGTCTAGAAAACAAGCTATAGCTATAGCAATATCATCGGCTCAAAAATTAAAAAAGAAAAGAAAAAAGAAATAACCGTGGCAATTAAAAAGTTTATATATATTAGCGGACCAAGAATGGGTACAAATAATCAAAAAAGTAATGGTCCAGTTATTAAACATAAAAAAACCAAGATTAAAAGGAAAAAGTAATGGCAGCTAAAAAAGATCCAAGATTAGCTAGAGCTGGTGTAAGTGGTTTTAACAAACCTAAAAGGACACCAAACCATCCCACTAAATCTCACGTTGTTGTAGCCAAGCAGGGTGATCAAGTTAAGACCATTCGTTTTGGACAACAGGGTGTATCGGGATCGCCAAAGAAAAAGGGTGAATCAAAGTCATATGCTGCCAGAAGAAAATCGTTTAAAGCCCGCCACGCTAAAAATATAGCTAAAGGCAAAATGTCAGCTGCTTATTGGGCTGATCGTGTGAAGTGGTGATAGCGTGGAAGCTATCATTGTTGCAACAATAGCTGCTGTTGGGGGCATACTCGCAGCGCTTGTTCAGAAAAGTAGAACAGAAAATAAAAATGATCACAACGTAGTTGCAACAATGTTAGGTGATGTTAAAGATGAAATACTTCATCTACATCATAAAATAGATCATGTTGACGAACAGGTTGATAAGGTAGATGATCAAATGCAAGATCACATGATGTGGCACTATAAGAAATCTAGCGAAGCTAAGAAAAAAAAGGAGGTGTAATTATGGCAATGATGAAGAAAAAGAAGATGGGTTCCAAGAAAATGGGATCTAAGAAGATGGGCTCTAAGAAGATGGGTTCCAAGAAAATGGGTGGAAAGAAAATGTACTGAGATTAATTTCTCATTCTTAGTTTAAGATTGGAAAAAATATGGCAATGAAAAAGAAAAAAGTTGCAGCTAAAAAGCCTGCAAATGGACTAACTGCCGCACAGAAAAAACTACCACCTTTTATACAATCTGCTATTCTTAAAAAGAAAAAGAAAAAGTAGTATAATATTTATATAATTTACTAAGAGAGGCGCAGAAATGCGTCTCTCTTTTTTATTGTAAACATTACTATATAATTGCGGACAATTTATAGAATGAGGGAGAAATGAAAAAGCTTTTTTATATTTTATTTGGGTTAGGTTTATTTATGCTGCCGAGCATCGTATCAGCTGATGGTGTATCTAATGCGGACTTTGAATCTGGAGACTTTACTGGATGGAACAAAGGTGCACAAACTGGAAGCTTAGGCAATACCATTTCGGGAAATGGTACTGGTGTAACTATAGTTAGTGGAGCATTAAGTTTTAACGCTCCATCACATCCCGCTGTAGGAAATCCATCAACAATATACTATGCACCAGCTGTAACACCTACAACTTGGACATTTTCCCCATACGGGACATACGCTGCAGCACTTCAGCCAACTGGGAGCATATCTTTTGATGCAGCAACAACTGCTTTAGGACTATCTTCTGCTCAAAATGTGGCAATTAAAACTCTATTAAACGAACAAAGAACACTATCAAATTTTGGCGGCCCCAGTGCAAATCCAACAAACGCCGCATGGATAACAAAGAGTGTAACATTAAGTGCTGGTGTTACATATACAATGTCGTGGAACTATATTGGAACAGACTATGTCCCATTCAATGACGGCTCAATTACATCTTTAGTTCCAGTTACAGGATCTGCTTCGGTTACAGTAAATAATCAGGTAGGCAACTACGCCTTGCTAGGATTTACAAATCCAGGTACTGGCGACTATTCTACTAGTACATATGGCTCTACTGGATGGCAAGTCTCAACATATGAGGTATCGCAAACTGGTGAATATACCTTAGGCTTTGCTGTGTTTAATCTTGGGGATACGGCTTTATCGCCAGTTTTGCTTATTGATAGTCAGCCAGGTGGAACTACTAAAAATGGCGAATCTTTCGGGGCTGTTCCGCCAAATAATCCAGACGCACCAACAGTACCACCAACCCCTACCGATCCCCCGGCAACCGATCCTCCAGCTACGGATCCCCCAGCTACGGATCCCCCAGCTACAGATCCTCCAGCTACTGATCCCCCGGCAACTGATCCTCCGGCAACTGATCCTCCGGTAACAGATCCTCCGGTAACAGATCCACCAATTGAAGAAAGTACAACCACAACTACAGAACCAGTTATCGATACTACACCCGAACCAAGTCCAGAAAACGATAATGAGTCAACTACAACTGTAGTAGATATTCCACAAACAACAGTGGCACAACCTTCAATACCAGATACAACTGTTCCAATAGGTGAACTACCAAATACCGGAAATAACGTTACTATATTTTATGCAGGCGTATTTCTATGCGTTGTCGGATATTTAATTATTATTTTTAATAAAAGGATGAATGAAAATGGCGAGTAAAAAAAAGTGGATTCAAGGGGCAATTAAAAGACCCGGCGCCTTTACAGCAAAAGCAAAAAAGGCAAAAATGACAGTACCAGCATTCGCTGCAGCTGTGAAAAAAAATCCATCAAAGTATAGTGCTACAACAGTTCGTCAAGCAAACTTGGCAACTACGTTAAGAAAAATATCAAAGAAAAGAAAAAAGAAATAAATAACATATGATTAGAACATATACCGGACTAGAAGATGCACAAAAATCGCCAACTAGTGTGGTTAGAGAATTTTCTAAATCATTAGAATATTTTTTTGGACTGACGAGCGTAGGTGTTTCAAGTGGGAATATTGACTCTGTTCATTCTCGTGGAAGAGCTTTTGATGTAGCAGCATGGAACTTTAGAAAAAATATTCCTCTTGAAAATTTTGAAGAGATTAATTGGAACTTAATTAACTTCTTATACAAAAATCGTATAGTTCTTGAAATAGAAGAGATTCATGATTATTTTGGAATATATCTTCCGCAAAGCATGACAAGATATACATATATGGGTAGAGTGGTTCGCGGTTCAAATAATAACTGGGGAGCAGCCTATAGGTGCAGTAGAGATTCTTTTGCAGTAACAGGTTCACAATATCAATTTATTGCAGATATATCTTTAGGTGCAAGTGGAGAGCATGTTAAAATTTTTCAGTCAGCTCTTGGAATAAACGCAACTGGCAAATTTGATAAAAATACTGAAAATCAATTAAAAGTTTGGCAACGTGAAAATAAAATAGTGCCAAGTGGAATTGTTAATGCCACTACTTGGAATGCTATGATAAATATTCCTTTTTCTGGTTGGAAAAAATGGGACGAAAATACTGATCCAGATAATCAGGGAAAAAGACACATACACGTTGAGGTATCTCCAAGAGCGTATAATGGTGGGCAAGAATTTTTGAACAGATTATATAGTCTGCTTATAAACTATGTAAAAAATGAATGGAGAATAGTTTCTATAGTAGGATCTGGTGAGAACGCATCTGTAAAAACCTCACTAAAAAGAACGGGACGACGTTAAAGTCGCGTGTATTACACATGTTAAAACGTTACTATTTTGATATTAGAATAAAATGATAGGAGTTAATAATGATATACCCTTATATTAAACTAGTTGTGCCAAGTGCATTGGCACCACATAAAAATGGTCAATTACCAGCTAATTTGTTAGCAAAAGTTAAAACTGGTGGACAGATGTATGCCCCAGTCGCAGAGCAGTTTAATAAAATGTATGATGCAGCTCTAGCCGCTGGTCACAAGTTACGTAACGTAGGAGATTACCGTTCATTTGAGGGTCAGTTGTCAATGTTTATGGATAGATATACAACAGCAGATCAGGGGCGCAAACCTCAGGTAACTCGCGTATACGAAGGAAAAACCTGGTATTTAAAGCCAGGTAAAGCTCCTTCTGCAGCTCCCGATCCTACTGGAAAAAAGGGTTCAAATCATGGTTGGGGACTAGCTATAGATCTTGGTTATGAAGCTGGTGGCAAACTGCAGTCAATGGGTGGTGCTTGTTTTGAGTGGATGTGCGCAAATGCTCCAAAGTGGGGTTTCTATTTGCAGACATCAGATAAAAATTCAAAAGAGTTTGAAGCTTGGCACTGGCAGTACTGCTTGGGAGATAAAACCCCTGACGGCTCTGTAGCGTCTGTAACAGAATCAATTGCTCCTTCTGGTGGAGCTGTAGAAGCTGGCCCAATGGAATTCAAATACCCTGGTAATCCAGTAAAGCTTGGATCTAAGGGGCCTGCAGCAATGTTGGTACAAGCTATAATTGGCGCTAAGGCTGATGGAGATTTTGGACCTAAGTCTGTTGAGGCACTAAAGAAGTGGCAAACCGCTAATGGTCTAAAAGCAGACGGTGTCGTTGGACCTGTCACATGGGATAAAATGTTCTAATGAAAAAATATATTATTACATTTTTAGTTGCATGTATGGCTTTTGGCTTAGGTTTAATTAGTGGCTGTAGTGATCTTGAGCGCTACAGATACCCATGTCAAGATCCAGTTAATTGGGAAAAAGATGAGTGCAAGCCTCCACTTTGTGAGGCATCAGGCACATGTCCTGTACATATTTTTGGGAGCGTACCTAATGAGTAATTATCAAAAAAAGAGATATACAAATAGTGAAATTAAGGCTAGAATGGTTTTAATTGTTGGAGCAACATTAGCTCTTACATTTGCAATTATTGTTGCTGGAGTAATGTATGCGCTAGTGTTTGTTACTCAGCCAATTGATCAGCAATCTCCAAATGATAAGGCGTTTATTGATTCACTTCTGGTTCCTATAGTCTTATTCTTGTCCGGTTGTTTATCTGGAGTTCTAGCTGCAAATGGATTAAAGGATAAGGAAAAACCAGGCGGTTCTGGAAACGGAATATATGATCAGGATCAAGATTAATGGCACAAAAAAGAAACGTAGCAAAAAATCCAAAACTTTGGAGTCAGGCTAAAGCATTGGCTAGATCTAAGTTTGATGTTTATCCAAGTGCGTACGCAAATGCGTGGGCTGCTAAATGGTATAAGTCCAAAGGTGGGAGCTGGAGAACAACTTCTGCACCAAAAAAGAAAAAGTGATATACTATGGCTGGACCAAAAGGAGTTGGTTTAACTAAATGGTTTAACCAAAAATGGGTAAACATAGGTGCACCTAAAAAGAACGGCAAGTGGCAACCTTGTGGAACTTCTGGAAAAGGTGGCGGGTACGCTAAATGTGTGCCCGTCGCCAAAGCCAATTCTATGTCCACTTCTCAAAGAAGAAGTGCTGTTCAAAGAAAAAGATCACAAGGAACACCATCAAAAGGTGTAAAAGGACAGGCTCCGAAAAACGTAGCTACCTTTAAAAAGAAAAAGAAAAAGAGATAATGAGTGATTTTGATTTCTCTGGATTCATGCCAGCGGTAAAAAATATAGAAATTACTCCACCTACATCTATGATCACTACAGAGGGTGGATTAATTAGCGGTCACATTTTAAAAGTTACTTTTGGAGATGACTCCGAGGTAGTTTTTAGTGCGTCAGATGATCAACTTAAAAATTTATTTTTTCTAATACTAAAAGTTATTAATGGTTGATCATAAAAGATGGGTGGTATAGTGCAACAGAAGTGAGCACTATACCACCTTTTGTGTTATAATTGATGATATACTAGATGAGCAAACGACTTAATTAGTCCCTAAAGATTGGTGGGTATATGCCCAAAATACTTTATTTCGATATAGAGACTGCGCCTAACTTGAGTTATGTGTGGGGTCATTTTGAACAGAATGTTATAGAGCATGAGCGTGAGTGGTACCTCTTGTGTGTTTCGTATAGATGGGAACACGAAAAAACTACTCACGTTTGTTCCTTAATAGATTTTCCTGATGACTATAAAAAAGATCCAGAAAATGATTATAATGTAACAAAAAAATTATGGGAACTATTAAATGAGGCAGATATTGTAATAGCTCATAATGGTGATAAGTTCGATATAAGAAAAGCAAACGCTAGATTTATAGCGCACAATCTAGGTCCAACTTCTCCAGTTAGACAAATAGATACGCTCAAAGTTGCTAGAAGATATTTTATGTTTAATAGCAATAAATTAGATCATCTTGGTCAGCACTTAGGTATTGGGCGTAAAGTAGATACTGGTGGGTTTGAAACGTGGGCAGGCTGTATGCGTGGAGATATGAAGGCCTGGAAACTAATGATCAAGTATGCAAAGCAGGACGTAGATCTGCTAAGAAATGTTTACTTGAAACTAAGACCTTGGATGACAAATCATCCGAATCTAAATGTATATGATGGAGAATGCAACTGTCCGACCTGTGGCTCTGATGATCTGCAGCGTCGTGGGCAAAAGTATACTCAAACAGGATCATACCAACAGTGGTACTGTAACTCATGTGGCGCTTGGAGCAGAACTCGTTTAATGGAAGACGTTGAACGTCCAGGTATAGTTCCGTGATAAACTGGAGAGGTGCCAGAGTTCGGTTGAATGGAACATCCTGCTAAGATGTCGATGTATGTTGAATGCATCCGTGGGTTCAAATCCCACCCTCTCCGCTAAAGGTGATATAAATGTTAAATAGAAATTTATATTGTTTTTGGGTTGGTCATAACAATCCAGTAATGAACGAGAATAGACTTAATGGCCTGGAATCAATTAGACGCAATTCGGGAGTAAATGTAGTTTTAGTTGATAATAATAATCTAGATGAGTACATATTGCCAGAAGAACCTCTGCACCCTGGATTTGAATATTTGTCAGATGTACATAAAGCAGATTACCTTAGAACATACTTCATGCATAACCATGGTGGAGGATATACTGATATTAAACCATGTTCTTGGAATTGGAATATTTATTTTGATGAGTTAGAATCAACTGATTGTTATGGAATAGGTGCTCCAGAGGACGAAGGTGAGCTTTCAGTAACAGTAAAGCAACGTCCATGGCTTGGTAAATATTGGCCACATTTAATAAGTAACGATTTATATATTTTTAAACCTAAGACTAATTTTACCAAAATGTGGTATTCAACACTATTAAGAATAATGGACTCTAAATTAGAAAAACTGCAACAAAATCCGGCAAAGCATCCTAGAGAAGCTGCCGATACAGTTCATACTTCTTATCCTATAGAGTGGGGAGAAATTTTGTTAGAAATATTTCATCCACTCTGTTTTGTTAATTCAGAAAATATTATTAAAACCATGCCATACCCAATAACTATAAATTATAGGTAATATCATGTTAGACTGGAAGAATAATACAGTAGTGTGTACTGCCGTAACAGGTGGATATGATCATAGAGCATCATCGTTGTTTATTGATGATGTTGATTATATATATTTTACTGATGGAAAATCTCCGTTTCAAATTGAACATCCGTGGAAAGAAATAATATTAGAAGATTCTCATCTTGACAATAGAAGAAGATCCAAAAGACCAAAACTATATCCTCACTCAATAGATATTTTAAATAAATATAAATATGTAATATGGATAGATGGTGATATGGAAATATTAAAGGAAGAATTTATTCCTGAGATACTTTCTTATTTAGAAAATGGATTTGTTATATCGCCACATTTTGACAATAGGACATGCGCCTATGGAGAGTCAACAATAAGACCAGCAAAATATATAAATGAACCATTAGACGAGCAAGTATCTTTTTATAAGTCTGAAGGTTTTCCAGAAAACTATGGATTATATGAATGTGGTGTATCAGCTAGAGATATGAAAAATAAACAGGTAGAAGAACTAGGTAAACTTTGGTACGAACAAAATATAGCATGGTCTTATCAAGATCAGGTAAGTCTTCCTTACTGTCTATGGAAAACTGGTTATAAGCCAGATATACTTCCAAAATCTTTTAGAGACTACAATTGGGTTCGAATCAATGCCCATAAAAGAGAGGACTAAACATTGTTAAAATATAATTTGGGTGGTATAGGTAAAGATAATCCAGAATATAAAACAGTAAACTTGGCAGAGATATGTGATATTGAAGCTAATATTATGGATCTAGATTCTTTTTGTAAAGACAATTCTGTAGATGAATTTTTTTTATCTCATACATTAGAGCATATTCCAGTGACTGAGTATAAATCTTTTTTAACACACATGCACACTAAACTGAAAGTTGGGGGAATAATTAAAGTTATTCAAACAGATGTAGGAAGATTAATTCGCATGTGGGTTGATGGAGAAATCTCATTTAGATCTATGAGAGCACCAATATTTACTCCAGCTAGTAGGTGTAAATCAAATATTCTTCAACAGCATCAAAGCATGTGGTCTCAAGAAGAATTAATTAAAGACTTCTTAGCTATTGGTATGATAGCCGAAGGCTTTGATGCCGGACATTGGCAATACGATATCGATGACGACATCTTGCCGGAAGAAACCAGTGCTGATTTTTGGAAAGCAATACCTAATCTTGGAGTAATTGCAACTAAAATTTAATTACTATAATGCCATGAACTTATTATGTAAGGAGTAAGTAATGGCAGGAAAAAAACCAGCAAAGAGAAACGTAACCAATACGCCAGTTCAAACAAAAGTAGAAGAAAAAGGTAAAGCAATTCTGTATTATGGTATTTCTGGAACAAAGTTTAGCTGCATTTCCTGCGCTAGGGAGTTCCAAAAAGGTATGATATACGAACATAATAACGAAAGATATTGCTCAAGAAGGTGTATTAAATAGATATGACTAATAATAGTCCATCATCTTCTGGTAGGCCATCGGTTAAAACATGGAAAAACATGTCACCAGAAGAACTTTTGGAAAAGCATAAAGTATTGGTGTCTAGATTACAGGATCCAGCATATGCATCGATTGATCCTTCCTCGGTGAAATCTGGTAGCCCTATGCATATGGCTACTAGGGGTACTCTAGAGGCATTAGAAAAGCATATGGATGATATTGGTTTGCAGTACGAGCCATCAGCTGGAAGAATTTTACCTATACCTGGAACGACAGCTTCTCCTCCTAAACCAATTGGAAAACCAGTTACATCTATTGGGCAGGGTGCTACAACGCCTGTACAAACTGCGGAAACTGTAACAAAATCTGGAAACGCTACACCAAAAGCTAAAGTTGTTTCTTCTGCACCAAAAGCATCACCAGTATTACAATCATCTGGCGCACCAGTAAAGGCAACATCAAAAACAAGGGGTATGGCGGATAATTTATCTGCTTCTGTAGCAAAAGGGATAAAAGGATCTAGAAATCTAAAAATGCTAGGAGTAGCATCTGTTGTTGGATTGGCTGGTTTTGGTGCAGCATCATCAAGAAGAACTCAGCAAGATAATGTTGACAGAAGACTAGAAATGCAACGTAGAGGAATTATCAAGTAATTATAGTTACTATAATATAATACAAATTAAAACTAGGAGATAATTAATGGCAATTTATTGGTTAGCTGAACTTTTAGAACAGATGGAAAAAAAACTTGCTCCTGCAGAGGCAGAGTATGTTAATGCAATGTTGGGTATTGTTGGTAAATATGGAAAGTTAGCCAATAATGATGGGAATGGTATCTGGGTTGGATATGTTCCCGGCATTGAAAATGACAATTTAAGCATGGGCGTTAAGTGTGGCAATTGCGCCTTCTATGAGGGTAATGGTATGTGTAAAATAGTTGCACAATCAGTTGAGGAAAATGGCTATTGTCGTTTAGCAGCTATTTGGCAGGGTGCGGTAAAGGATGATTCTAAAGATGAATAATTACTGGTTAACAGAATATGGAGATATTATCTCTGTTTCTATGGATGATATTGAAAAAGCAAAAAAACAAAAATCTTATAATCAGGCAGATGATTCAGAAGAACCAGAAGACGAGATGCCAGAAGAGGATCCAGAGGACGTAGAAGACGCTGATGATCCTGAAAATAAATTAAACCCTCGTCAAAAAATGATGTATGAACACTATGAACATGTGGTAGAAATGTTTGGCAAGTTTGACCAAACAAGTAAAGCCAATGGAGCACACTACGCTCCAGCAAATTTAAATCCATTTATTAAAAATGGGATGGTATGTTCTAATTGTGTTTATTTTATGGGTGGTCAAGCTTGTGAAATAGTTTCAGGAAGAATAGAGCCCAACGCTATCTGTAAGTTATGGATTATTCCTGAAGATCTTATAGTTAAATAAGATCAATCAGAATCATCCATTTCTTTTTTGATTACAGCGCCAAACAGAACTATTATCAAAGTAATAACACTAATTTTTATACCCCATGTCTGTATGTCGCCAGACAAAGTTATGAGAACAAGTATTGTTCCAGCAATTGTCCAAGCCTGCTCATAGAGGGCGGCTATTAATTTCTTCATAAATTTTTTCATTATTAATCTCCCTATTATTATCTTCTTCTTGAAGCTCCAGCTACTGGAGCAACAGCTATAACTGCGCCGGCAGCTATAACCGCTCTTCTTTGTCCTACATTTATGCTGGAACCAAGAGGCACATAGGTATTTAGGCTTCCGGAACCAAATATATTTATTTCTTCTTCAAATGAAGAACGAACTTCTTCTGGAGCATCTTGCACCGCAGCAATAATTTCCAAAGCTTGTTC